AAGCATCTCTATATTCTCCATTTGGAATAAGTCTATCATCAAGATCTTTATTCATCTTAGCTGATAGAAAACTATTTTTAACTTCTGCCATTTAATTAGTGTTTAATCCATTTAGACTGACCTCTTAATACCTGTGTTATTTCTTCTAACTTGATATTAGATAATCTTATTTTTGTATTTCTTAATTTTGCTCTTCTTTCTTGTTTTAATCTATTAACTAGATATTCCGGTTGATTAGACCTAGTTGAAATAATAGCATGCAATATGTGTGCATACATTGCTTCCTCTGCTAATTTAGGTACCTTTGTATCTAACTCATAAGCTAATCCGTCTGATATATATTCTAATACAATTACCATGCCGACTAGATCACTAGAAAAAGATATTTTGTTTTCTCTTTCATTTATTGTGAATGTACCATTGACATTAGCTAACTGCGGATCAATTCCATAACGACGACCATAAAAACCGCCATATCCCCAGTTATATCCATACCACCCATCATTATATCCTAGTGTGGAAGCTATATTATTAAGCCCTCCATTATTTCTAGCTCTTTCTTCTGTTATAGAGGTTCCTTCAATATTATCATCAAAGTTACTTTGCATTGGTATTCCGAAGCTATCTTGAACCGGTAACTCTGTTGGATTTATTGTAAGTCTTGTTGGATAAATAGGGTGTTTGTTTCCGCCTCTATCAATCCACGACATCTTAACATAGTTTACGTAGTCTTGTGGTAATGGTATACTTAAGTTATGAGGCACCCCTAATTCCTGCGATTTGATACTTTTTAATGTATCATAACTAAATTCTTGTAATGCTCGTTTAGCGTGGAATATAACGTCAGTTCTTTTAACATCACTTATCAACTTGCCGTTACCAATATATGCAACCATAAAGTTATCTATAACGTCATTAAGCTTTATATAAGAGTAACTACCGTAATTCTCTTCCACAGTATTGCCGTATGCATCTTTGTCTCCATATTGGCCTCCATTTTGCATTTTAAGCTGGCAAACTAATATCTCATCAAATAATATAGGATCTACTAATGTTATAGTATTTCCTTCTAATGTATAAGGCAATGTGTACTCGTCATAGGTAAGCCCATCAACGCTGTGGTATAATTTAAAATTATTTAAAGCATAGTTTACATCTGATGGATTATAACTACCTAAAATTAATTGTGTATCAAATGTAAATGTAAATACGGTATCGTCTACCCCAAGTTCTTTAACTTGAAAGCCTTGAGAACCAGCGTAATACTGTCTATTAGTTTCGGTAATTAAACCTCCGTTTGGAAATGCCATAGTTTATTTAGCTTTTTTCGTTAATCTTTTCTGATTGAGCTTGCTGAGATGCTACTTGTATAATTTGTGGATCTTTAATAATTATTCCAGAATAAAGTAGTATCTGTGTTATAATATTAACTTGCTCAGTTGGGTGTAATTCAAAATCTACAGATGATGCAGAATTATATATATATTGGCCCGTAGTAGTTGATGGTATAAAATTCCATCTTGGGTCTAGTGGTTTTCTTATATAGGATGCTGTTACTTTATCGGTTATAGTTTCTGGATACATATATATCTTAAAATCTTTATAACGATATATTGGAAACTCTTTTGTAGGCTCTGTAAGCTTAGATAATTTAATTTTCAATAGTTCATTAGCCTGAACATATTGAGCTTCTCTGTGGTTGTCGTATATGACCGTGCCAAGCTTATAGAAATTAAATGGGAATACCTGAACTATTATTGTTTGACCCCCTGTTGGTAATGAAGATAAGGATAGAGTACTGCCTACAATGCTCCATGTTCCAGAACTTTGGGCTACTCCATTGATAAAAACTAATACTGATCCAGAATCTAATAGATCCGGGTCTATTTGTGTTAAAGTATATTGTGTTACATTAGTTACAGCTGTTATAGATTCTACTATAGACGATGTATTGGTGTTTGGTGCATTAAAATATGGCCCAATATATTCGCATTCGCTAAGTTCCTCAAATATAGCTATCTTTTCTTGTAAATTTTTTTGACGATCCGAATACTCATTGTCATTATCAGGAACCCTTAGTTGCTGATTAAGATCTTCAAAGTACGCATTAAATATATCTAGTTGCACTTGCGTTGCGGTTCTATTAAACTCATCCGGAGTCATATAACCACGATTCTCTTTATTAAGTATTAACAATACTGTTTTATATACTGTATCAATATTTACTGCCATATCATATGCTATTATAATATTAAGCGGTCACAATATGCAACCGCTTAGTATTAATTATTACGTGTTATTATATTTTTTTCTCTATTGAGCGATAAATTTCTACACCTTCATCAGTCTTGAAGAATGCAGCCATAGCTGAATATGGATTTTCGTCAAAAGGAACTGTCATAAGCTTTCTATCATTACTTCCCCAATGGAATGTTCTTTGATCTTGTGACAATCGGATTATGCCTTCTTCTGTTGCTTTGATAGCAAAGTTTCTTAATCCAACGTTCTCATCGTTTGCAAGCTCAATAAACAATTGAGGGTTCTTTTTAGCAAATAACATCAAATCCCGTTTAAGTTCTTTAGAACTCATCTTACTAACTTTAGACCCTAACTCAACGCGTAGTATTGCCTCCGCTTGATCAATATCCATTTCTTTAGCTGCTATTAAAGCATCTAACTCCATTTCCATTTCTTCAAGATCATCAATAGCATCCGCTTGCTCATCTAGTTCTTTATATACTTTATTCAAACTTGGATGATACAAAGAAAGTAATTTTTGTAAGTTTTGTTTTTCTTTAGGAACAAATAAGGTTCCATCTTTAAACATTATGTGTCCTAACGTAGCTTGCCCTTTTTGTTCACTTACAAGTGGGGAGTTTTGATTAGTGGCATAACGTAATTCTTTTTGTTCACCAGCCTCTTTGTCAAACCATAATAACGGACTATGAGCAGTATGCTTAGATTTCATCATATATGTTAATGGAGCTGGTCCTACTAAATAATAATTTCTATCTTTTACTTCCCACTTAGGAGCCGTTTTTTCCTTTGCTTTTGGTTTTTCAATTACTGGTTCATCAATTGTTTCTTCTACCTCTTTTTCAAAATCGTTTAGAGGTTCAATGTATTCTTTTTTAACAGCTACTGTTTTAGCTATTGGTTTTTTAGCGTCTGCCATGATATAATATGATTTAATAGATTAATTAATTAAAGAGTAAAAACTGCCCTCGTAAATTCAACAAGGGCAATCTCTACACTTTTTGTTATGCTGGATTTGTTGTAGTAGTAAACAATACAAAATTATTTGCTCCTTGAACGCATAAACATCTTTCTGACAAGAAGTGAACTTCCATTGCGTCTAATGCAGAAGTTTGAGCTCCAACAGATCCTGTGATCCAGTGTTTCATTCTTCTATCATCATATTGAGAAGCTCTATATCTTACGTGTAAGAATGGTCTACGGATATTAGTTCCTAAGATTTCATCATATACTGTAGAAGTACCTGCTGGAACTAATAAACCAGAAATAGAACTATTAGCCAATGCTCCACGAGTAGATGCATCATTCAAATATTTCCAGTCGGTTTTGTAGAAATCGTAAGATCCTCTTCTAAATCCAGAGAATCCAAGATTCAATGCCATTTTTTCTGAGTTTTCAAATAAACCATAAGATGTACCACCAGCTCCGTAAGAGTTCATAGATGCTAACATATCATCAATCAATAAAGACATTTGACGGTTATTAAAGACCATGTTTTCTTCAATAGCCCCTTGAGTATCTAAGTTTTTTAGAATAGTATCAAAGTCAGTTAAATCTCCAGAAAAATCAGCAACTTGGTTACCTCTTTCTTTAACAGCAGCAAATAAACCTTGGGTACCTTTTATATTTAAACTTGTTAATGCACTATTAGTAGCAAGTTCACCTTCTACAACAGCCATTTCTAAGTAATCTTCAAAACGTAAACGTGTTTCAGATTCTGCTTTAAGGAACCACAAGAAACCATCAGCTCCTTCTTCAGTTGTAATTTCCACCCATCCAATTTGAGCTGTATCTGAACCGTTAACAACGTATTTAGACTTAATTATAATTGGTGAATTACTAAATTGAGTAAATGATGGTTGAACAGATGTTAATGTATCATCTGCTGTCCCTTTTTTGAACTCAGAACCATATACAAATATTTTAAGATCTGTTGTATCAATACCAGTCCATGCGGTTGTAAGGTATGGAATAGCCGTTACATCTAATCCGCTTACCACGCTTACATAAGCTTTAGCTTCTTGTCCGTCGTTATCAATAACAACAATTGTTTGACCAACTGATATTACATTTTCAACGCCAGTAGCCGTAGGTATTGTTAAAACGTTGGTTGCTCTAGTAACACCTGTATAAGCAATGTGTAAACGGTTTTGTTCTGACCAAACAACTTGATCTGAAGTCATAGGCATCTCTGCTCCTACCATTCTTAAAAATCCAGATAACGTTCTGTTTCCATAACGCTCTACTTCTTGCTCGTAGATCTCTGGCAAATATTGTTGAGAGAAGTTTTTTCCACTGCCATCAGTGAAATTTAAATAGTTTGTTTCTAATGTCTGTGGCTTCTGAGAAGGCACAATAGACCCAAAAAACGGATCTGGTGTAAATGTTGACATAATTTTTTAGTTTAAGTTATTTTTTTAATTCTTAATTTGTTAGAATCCATGCCGTTAATTGCTTTGATTTTTATGCCATTTACAAATAAGCTTTCAGGAGCGCTAGTTCGTGGGGTGGTGCTAACATTGTTAGACTTAGCCATTATTTCCTTAACTGCATCCGCTTTGCCTTGTTCGTAAATTTGTTTCATAATTGTCTCAGAATTATCGGCAACGTACATAGCTTTATGATATCCTTGAACATCTACAACTTCACCCTTATCGTTTAAGAACTTCTTAACTAGGTTAGAAATATCTGATTGTTTATCAATAACTGCATTGGTATTTGGTATATTATACCTTAATGTTTTTTCACCTAAATTAAAATCAAAACCTTTGAAATCATTAGTGAATAACTTTCTGGTATCTTCTTTGAATTTACCATGCAATTGCTCTGAACGTTTTTCGTCCTGTTTGTATCGGTTAAAAAATTCATTAGCTTCTTGTTGTTCTCTGTTAACTGATGGCCTCAACTTGATTTCATCATAATATTTTGTTTTAACGTCTTCCAAGAATCTTTTTGCTTTTTCAACCTCTTCTTTAAATTCGAGTCTTTTTTTCCTGATGTCTCGATCATCGTCTTCTTCTTCGTCGTAACTAAATTTTTCTTCCATGAGAAATTGTATCTCATCGTCATCTAAATGTGGTCTTGACTTTCTATAATATTCTTTTATTAGTGTTTCACTTTTTATATTCGAGTAATCTACGTTTAACCTCGAATAGTCATCTATCGTACCTCCAGTTTCTTTCATAAAAGCAATAAGCTTTTCTATATTTTCCGGCAGAGGTTCTCCTGATGTTTTTGCTTCCGCAACAATTTCATTTAATTCAGCAACCGTTTCAACCTCTGGTTGTGGTGCTGCAATCATTTCAATTATTTCTTTTTCTTTGTTTTCGGTAGCGACTTCAACGACTTCGTTTCCTTGGACCACTTCTTGCAATCCCACTTCGGGCTGTTGATTGCCCAACACGCTTTCAATTGTTCCTTGCTCTTGAATGGCATCTTGTTCTTTTTTAGTTTTTAAATTTACTTTTGTTACCTCGTTAGGTTTGCCTAGCTTCCTTGGGGTTTTAATTTTAAATTCCCCTTCTTGTTTAATTTCTGACATGATATAATATTATAAAATTGTTAATGTAATCTATTCACCAAATAAATCAAACCCTAATCCATTCATTACATCACCGCCTGATGATTCAAAATCTTTTGGCATTGATTGGTTTTGTCTTTGATCTATTAATTCACTTTGCTGAGTACCTTGCATTTTTATTCTTTTATCCTTCCGGTCCTCAATTTCTTTTATTTTGTTTTGTTCTTTTGCTAACCCCATTTGAGCAAGCTGAGAACTATAATTAAATTCTTCTGCCATTAGTATTCTTTTAAGTTCCATTTCTGATTGCATTCTTTGGATCTCAAATTGTGCTTTAGCTTGCTCTATTTGTATTTGTGTTTGAGCTAGAGCTTCTTGTTTTTGTACTTCAGCCATTGCTGATTTTTCAGCTAACTCAGCATTTGCTTGCGCTTGTGCTTGAATATTTTGTTGCTGTTGTTCTTGTTCCCTGGCTATTTTTTTCTTTCTTTTATATTTAAGAGATTGATTAGCAAGCTTTAAATTTTTTATTTGTCTAATGTCAATTACATCCTCTAAGTCTATACCTCCTGATTGCAATGCTACTTGTATGTTTTGTTCAAGTTGTGCTTTCTCTTCTTCGTCTGGTTCTAATTCTAAATAGATACCAAAGTCATGAAGATTTAAATTAGATATTTCTCTTAGCGTTTGCACATTAAACGTAGATATACCTTCTGTTAAACTATTTGCTGTTAATGGATAATTCAATGACTCCGCTGCTTTTAAGCATATATTTTCACATAACCTTAATGTTAAATACAAACTTGATTGTACGATGTGTCTTGTAGCCGTATTAGAATTTGCTGCGGCTAATTTTTGTAAACCAACTAAAGCATTAGGATCCGGAGTACTTCCATCTCTCGCTTCATTCAAGCCCGTAACATCACGTATCATTTGTAAATAGTATTGATACGTAGCTATAAGAGATTGTATTTTTGCGTTGCCATTAGATGACTGTAATTCTTGTATTGGCATTCTAGCCCCGTTCTGTCCGCCGTCTTGGTTCATTGATCTACCGACTATACTACCTGTTTGGAAATACATACTAAGTGCTTCGGCCGCATTATAGTTTGTGCCATTACCAAGATCTACTTCTGCTAAACTATCAACATCTACAAATACTCCATCAGGTACAATCTTAGATAATACTTGTTGTAATTTTAAGTGTGTTAATTGAATCATGTCAGCAAAACCTATAGTTCGGCTTACAAGTGATTCTATTCTTCCGCGATACATTCTTGGAGCACATATGGTATAGTTCATTTCAACCTTTGTGGTATCTGCATATGGGCGTGTCATAAACTCACTCATTTCCCATTTTAACATCTTTTCTTTGCCTAATATTTTTACCCCAGAGTATAATACTTCTATTGATCTAGAAACTCTTTTAAATGTATCATTTTCAGGTGGATTAAATCCATCATCTTTTTCTATAGCTTTCTCTAATCCCGAATCAGTTTGTTTAATTTTAAACACCTGATCCATAAAGGTTTTATATTCAAAATATAATACCTGCACATTACTTGAGTCGTAACTTTGAGCGTAATAAGTGTTTCTATAATTAGTGTCTCCTGGGAATTTTTCAATCTCCAAAAGATCTTCTTCCGTTAAACTTGGAAATTGCTTTCTAAGTTCTTCAAAACTAATAGTTTTAACTTCTCCAACATAATATATGTCTTCAAAGTTAGGATCCTCTGTATATGAATATACTAGGTTAGCGGGATCAACATAGTCTAATTTAATACCTTCCGCTTTATTCCAACTTGTTTTGGCTGCTCCTATACCTAATACAGTTAAATCGTAATTTATCTTTCTATTAAGTAATTCGTATTTATTTCTAGCTAATGTATTGTTTATAACTTCTTCTGCTGCTTCTTCAACAGCTTCTTTATATGTTAGTTGTAAACGCAATGATAATTCATCAGTGTCTTCCGGCAAATCATCTGGATTTGGAGAATTAAATAGGTCTGCGCCTAAATTATTCTTTATATCCATAAGCATATCCTTTGCCATCATATCTCTTAATATGCCTGAAGCGTAATCTGTTTTTTTCTTTACAGAAACAGGGTCTTGAGCATATGCTTTTATTTCGTAACTTTTACTTGATATTCCATTTACAACAATATCAACAAATTTTGGTAATACAGGTATTGGTTTCCAATCTAAATTTAAATAAGACAAATCGCCATTAACTGATAATTCATCTTTATATTTCTGTATAGGTTGTTCTCCTCTAGCATATAACCTTAGTAAGTGAAATTGATTCCAATTAGCGCTCCATCTATCGCCTCCTATTCCTCCATTGCGATTACCCCGGAACCATTCGTTCTCGATTGCTTTAGCGACAGCCGTTCCATACTCTAAGCCGTTTTTTACAGCTATAGGCACTACTTGACTAGGAAATGTGCTATTATTATTTGTATAAATCATTTATCTTATTATTTGCGAGCTATTACCTGTATTGTTAAATCTTTTAAAGTTTAATGGTACAACTTGTTTTTGTAATGGATTTGATGGATAGTATAAATGTCTGTTACATGCCATTATAGCTAATCCTGAACTTATCGAAGCATCATGCTTAGTTCTATTATTTATATTAAACCTAGCCCAATCCTCTAATGTTCTTTGAAAATACATATCACCATACCCTTCTTCCTTTAATCCAACGTAATTTTCTATATACGTTTCAATCGCAGCAGCATG